CAAGGGATTTTCTGGATTTTCGATAAGCCAGACCCGACCGAGACTGCGGTCGCTGCCGGCAACGCGGCCGTCGATGCGAAGCCCGCGTCCGGTGCCGAGGGCGTCACGGGCGCGCCGACCGAGATCAAGTAGTGTCCCCGCGGCGCCGACTCGGACTGGTCGTCGCGGCGATCGCGGCGAGTCACCTGATGGCCAGCCCCGCCCATGGTGATCCATCGCCGCCGACGGCGCCCCTGCCGCCCGGAGGCGGGTTCTGGCATGTCGGTAGCAAGTGGCACCTCACGACCGACGGCGGGTCGCGCGCGGACATGCCGCCGGCATACGTGCTCGACGAACCGACGTGGGTCAAGCTCGACTCCGAGGTCCGGCGACTCCAGACCGTAGAGACCCGATTGACCGCCGAGAACGACAGCTACCGCAAGTCGGCCGCAGCGTGGCGCCCAAGTTGGTGGATCATCGCCGGCGCGGTCGCCACGGGCATCGCGACCGGCTGGTACGTGCACAGCAAGATCTGATTCCCCGCGCGAGCGCCGAGCTCGACGCACAGCAGTCGCGGCGCCGCCGCGGATAGGATCGCCATGGCCGGAAAGACCCGCACCGTTCGCGTCGTCGATGGGCAGACCGAGAAGAGATGCAGCGCGCCCGATCATCCCGGCGAGCGCTGGACCCCGATCGGGGACTTCGACGTCGACAGCACGCAGCCGAGCGGGAGGCGCTCGCAGTGCGCCGAGTGCTACAACGAGCGCCAGCGCGCGCGGCGCGACCCCGAGGTCGAGCGCAAGCGCAACCGCGCGCAGCGCGCCGAGAACTCCGCGAAGGCCGACGCCGCGACCGAGCGGCAACTCGGTCGCGAGCGCGCCCGCGCCGCGCAGATCACGGCGCTTGCCGAGCGCGAGGCCGCTGCCCGCCGGCGCCGCCTCGAGTCCGACGTCGACCAGCTCCGCCCGGACGACTTCGGCGACGACGAGGACTACGACACGAGCATCGCGAACGAGAAGTCGTCGAGCGGCCTGTCGCGGCAGGCGAGCGCCGAGAAGCGCCAGGAGTTCTCACGGGGCATGGCGGTTCACGCGCAGGGCGTGCGACGAGCCGCGGTCGCCGAGGCCTCCGGGCGCGGCGACCTGATCGGCGACATGCCAGCCGAGTCGGGCTCGTACGTCGGCAAGCTAGCCGAGCAGGAGCGCCGGTTCGGCAACCGGCGCCTCGCGCGATCGCTGTCGCTGTTCGCCGCCGGCGAGGAGCAGGCGCGCCGCCTCTGGAAGATGGCGTGCGACCAGTACCTGACCGGGCGCGTGGTGGCGTCGGGGTTCGCGATGCGCCCCGCGCGCGCGAAGATCAAGCGGTCGGTCTGCCTGCTGCTGTCCGACCTGCACCTCGGCGCGGACCTGAGTCAGGCCGACAACCCGATGCCATTTCGGCAAGTGGAGGAGGCGCGCCGGCTCGAGTACGTGCTGCGCCAGGCGATCGACTACAAGCCCCAGTACCGGAACGACAGCGAGCTCGTGGTCCTGTTCAACGGCGACCTGATCGAGGGCCTCCTGATGCACGACTTCCGCGACGGTGCGCCGCTGACCGAGCAGAAGGTCGTCTTCCAGAGGTACTTCGAGCGATTCGTCGCCGAGTGCGCCCGCGCGTACCCCCGCGTCCGCGTCGAGTGCCAGGCCGGCAACCATGGACGGGATAGGGTGCGCCACCCCGGGCGCGCGACGAGCTCGAAGTGGGACGGGCACGAGTGCGGCATGTACTACGCGCTCGCGCGCGCGTGCTCGAACCTGAAGAACGTGTCCTGGTCGATCCCGTTCCGCGCGATCTCGAAGGTCGAGCTCCACGGCCAGTACCTGCTGCTGACGCACGCGGACACCGAGGTCAAGGTCGGCGACCCGGACACCAAGGCGAAGGACAACCGCGCGATCATCGACAAGATCAACGCGACGCACATCTACGGCCCCGAGGAGTTCGCCGCGGCCGCGTTCGGCCACTACCACAAGCCGCGCTGGCTGCCCGGCCGCCCGCAGCTGATCTTCAACAGCGCGCTCGTCCCGCCCAACGGCCACGCGCGATCCTCGGGGTACATCGGCGAAAGTTGCGGCCAGTTCCTCTGGGAGGCCGTCGAAGGTCACATCGTCGGCGACGTACGCTTCATCGAGGTCGGCGCCGCGCAGGACCGCGACGAGCGGCTCGGGAAGCTGATCGAGCCCTTCCGCTTCAACCTGGACGCCGACAGCGGGTTCCCGGTCTCGTGAAGGCCGCGATCGACGATCTCGCTGCCGCTCTGGCTCGCAACTACGACGTGACGATCGCGAATGGCGCGGACGAGGACGGTGTCCTGCGATGGCACCTTACCGCGCGGCGTCGCGTTCGATACAGGACCGAGGAGAGCTACTCGCGTGGCCGTCCCTATTATGGAGCTCGACCACTCATGATCCGCGGAACAGCGAGCACACTCGAGGAACTGCTCTCGGAAGCTGTGTGACCCTGCTCGAGATCATCGCTGCGGCCGCTGCGCGTTTCGATGCTCGGCCTCTATATCGTGCCAGCCTGGAGGCGCGGCGCGAGCTCGCGGAGCGCGGGAACCCGCCCGCCGTTCCGCGCGTAGTTCAGGCATGCGTAGACAATCGTTCTTCGGGCTCACGCTCGATGAACTCCTGATCCTGGCCGCGATCGCGGTCGTCCTGGGCGCGAACATCGCGCGCTACCTCGGGGAGTGACATGACCAGCATGGGAATCATGATCAAGGTGTCGCTCATCGAGCGCACCGCCGACTCCACGCCGGCCAAGCCGAAGTGGAAGCGCCGCGACTACGTGCTCGCGGGCGCGGACGCGGAGCTGACGATCGCGCACGCGGTCGCGCGCGCGCCGGAGTCGATGCGCGCCGACATGCTGGCGGGCATCGAGGCGCAGAGCGCGACCACGTTGGGGCCGAACGGAGACCACAAGGTCGTCCTTCACCGCGAGGGCGCCGACGCGCACGGGTGGGTGTCGATCACGCCGATCGAGGTGGTTCGATGAAGGTGATCACCTCGATCAAGGTCTACGAGATCGACGGTCAGGACGCTCCGTACGGGAGCGAGATTACTATCGAGAGCCACTGGAACAACAGCGATCTCGTCGAGCTCCGTATCGATGGCACACGCACCACCGTTCGCGCTGACCAGCTCGAGCGCGCGATCGCGAACGCGAGGAACCACAAGTGATCGGCGCCGAGATTGACTGTCTCGATCATGGCTACGTTGCGCTTGCCGACGTCATGGGCGACGACCGCACGCCCGCGCGCACCGCGCGCACGTCGTACCGCAACCGCGAGGAGCGCACGGCCGAGGCCGACGGCAAGCTGACGGACTACCTCGTGCGCAACGCGCACACGACGCCGCTCGAGTTCTGCCAGGTGAGGCTCTACATGAAGCTGCCGATCTTCGTCGCGCGGCAGCTCGTAAGACACAGGACGTGCTCGATCAACGAGGTCTCGTACCGCTACGTGAAGGCCGCGCGCGAGTTCTACGTGCCCGCGCCCGAGCGGATGCAGCGGAAGAGCGAGAGCAACAAGCAGGGATCCTCGAGCGAAATCGTCGACAACCCAGGCATGTGCGCGAGCTGGATGCGCTCGGCGTGCGAGACCGCGTTCGACACGTACGAGGCCATCCTCGATGAAGGCCTCGCGCCCGAGCTCGCGCGCACGGTCCTGCCCGTCGCCACGTACACGGAGTGGTACTGGCAGCAGGACCTTCACAACCTCTTGCACATGCTCCGCCTGCGATTGCACCCGCACGCGCAGTACGAGGTCCGGGTCTACGCTCAGGCGGTCCTCGACCTGATCCGCCCGGTGTTCCCGACGATCATCGCGGCGTGGGAGAAGCACGTCCGCCCCGTCAAGGACGACTCCGAGGCGCTCGCGAAGTGCCGCGCCCTGCTGTGGCTGGGAGCGGACGCTCTCGCCGCGCACGCCGACAGCGTCGACAACCTGATCGATCAGATGCGCGCGACCGCGCAGGAGACTACGTGAAGCTCACGCGCGCGCAGATCGCGGTCTTGAGGAAGCTCTCCGTCGACAGCGTGTGCCCGACCACGACGTCGACAACGGGCCGCTACGTCAGCGGGACAACAGCGACTGCGCTCGTGAGACGCGGTCTCGCGAAGCACATAACTGTCGACGGAGAGTTCTGGGTCGGCATCACGAACGAGGGTCGTCAGGCCCTCCGCGCTCTTGCGCAGGAGACCACGTGACCAGGATCATCGCGCTGCTCGGCAGCGCAGGCAGTGGGAAGTCGACCGTGGCGGGCATGCTCGAGGAGTGGCACGGCGCGCGGCGGTACAGCTTCGCCGACCTGCTCAAGCAGATCGCCATGCGCGCCTTCGATTTCACCCGCGAGCAGTGCTACGGCACCCAGGCGCAGAAGGAGGCCGTCGACCCGCGCTACAACCGATCTCCGCGCTGGTTCCTGCAGCGCCTCGGCACCGAGGGGGTTCGCGGCGTGCTCGGCGAGAACTTCTGGGTCGATGCCACGCTCCGGCGCATCGCCGCCGAGGCACCATTCGTCGCGGTGATCGACGACTGCCGGTTCCCGAACGAGGCCGCGGCCGTTCGCGCCGCCGGCGGATCGGTCTGGTACCTCGTCGCGCCCGGGGGCGCGGCCACGTCCGCCGACCTCGCGCACGCCTCGGAGTCCCTGATCGCGAGCACGTACGACCCCGCCCGAGACGAGATGATCTCGCCAGATCGTCGCGGGCTCGACGATCTCGCGGTCGCCGCGCGCGCGGCTGCGAGCCGCGTACTATCCAAGGAGCACCCATGACCACCAAGAAAGAGATCGTCCTCGACTACGCCAGCACCGACGACAACGACCCGCCCGACTGGCACGCCGTGCGCGCCTCGGGCGTCGCGGGCGTGATCATCCGCCGCGCGTACGGGCTCTACGACCCGTCGCACCGCGCGACCAGCGTCCGCACGGACCCGACGTACGCGCGCGACTCCGCGGCCGCGCGCGCGGCAGGGCTGAAGGTGGGCGGGTACCTGATGCCCGGATTCCACGCCGGCGGGCCGGCCGCGCGCGAGCAGGTCGGCGTGTTCGACGTCGCCGGCGGCGAGGTCGTCGCGGGCACCGATATCCCGCCCGCGATCGACGTCGAATTCTCCGGGCGCGGAATCGTGGACACGGGCCGCTCGCAAGTCGAGGTCGCGGAGTTCGTCGGCGAGCTCGTCGACGCGATGCGGACGCGGTACGGCGTCGACCCCGGGATCTACACGAGCCACGTGCAGTGGTGCGACGACAACGGTTTGGGCGGACCGAAGGACCTCGGCGCGCGCGCGGACGGGTCGCCCCGGCAGGCGTGGCTCTGGAACAAGGTCCCGTACAGGCTCAAGCGCAACTCGCCGCCGGACTCGCACCCGCCAACCCAGCCGCACTACGGCGCGGCCGCGTGGGACCGCCTCGACCTGTACCGCGTCCCTCCACCGTGGGACCACGCGGGCTGGTGGTTTTTGCAGTACCAGGGCGACGCGCGAGGGTGGCCCGGCTTCAAGGGGATCGTCGACGTGAGCGAGTTCAACGCCGCGACGCGCGGTATCGTTGACGGCCGCGTGGCCTGGGCACAGGAGCGGCTCAACCGCGCTGGCGCAGGCCACGACTGGGCACTGATCGGCGTCGACGGGGACTTCGGCGCCCAGACCGAGCGTGCCGTGCGCGCTCTGCAGCACGCGCGCGGGGTTCCGACGACTGGGATCATCGACCTCGCGACGTGGATCGCGCTGGCGTGGTCATGACCTCGATCACCGAGTTCTGGCGTCAGGTCGGCAACGGCACGAACGACATCGAGCTCATCGAGGAACAGCGCGAGGATCACACGATCGTCATGCACGCACTCCCCGACGGCCGCAAAGTGGTGGCTGTTTGGGACCACAACCACCCAGATCCGACGATGCTCCGTCGAGCCGCCGCGTTCTCAGTGGTTACGAAGGTTCGTCGCATGCGCATCGAGCATCCGTAGCACCACCGAGCATCCGTAGCACCACACCGTATCTCTCACACCACACTCGAAGGGCCCGTCCACCAACGGGCCCTTCGTCGTTTCGAGCACTTCGGATCTGGCACGCCAGCCGCATAGTCCTCGTGAACGATGATGAGCCTCAAGCAGGCCGCTGCGATCTGGGTCGAGAAAGCTCGACGAGCGCAGAATCGCGAGAAAGCTCGTAGGTGGCGCGCCGCGAATCACGAGAAGGCGAACGCCTGCGCCCGCGAAGGTATGCGTAGATGGTATGCCGCGAACGCTGAGGCTGGTCGCAAGCGAGCCCTCGCGTGGCGTAACGCGAATCTCGAGAAGGCGCGGACTCACGAGCGCAGGTGGCGCGCAACGAACACCGAGAAGAAGCTCGAGATCGGCCGCGTGCGGCGCGCCCGCAAGAAACTGATCCAGGCTGCGCAGAATCTCAAACCCAAGAAGAATCTCAGGAAGAAATAGCGATGCTCAACTCTGCCAAGAACGCGAACACCGACGACAAACCGCTCCCCAAGGAGTTCAACTCCGACGCGCTGCTCGACCTCGCGAAACAGTTCCGCAAGATCCAGAAGGCCAAGGCGAATGTCGCCTGGCTCGAGGCCGAGTGGGCCGCGAAGGCGCGCGCGGCGTGCACGAGCGACGCGCATTTCCTGAAGTGGTGCGAGTACGTGCTCGGCCAGGCGTCCTCGGCGGCGCTCGAGTTCCTCTGCATGGCCAAGACGTTCAAGCACGTGGGTTCGGCGGACGACTACCAGACCCTCGGCGTCGGCAAGTCGATCGCCAAGCTCGCCGACCTGACCCCGCGCGAGCAGGCCCGGACGATCTCCGAGGCTAAGGCGACCAAGCGCACGATCCGGCAGGTGTTCAACGACCGCGAGCGCGCGAGCCGCCCGAGTGCCGAGAGCGACGGCAAGGTCGAGTCGTACTCTAACGCCACGGTCTCGAAAGAGGCCGCGCTCAAGACCGACGCCGCGCTCCTCGCCGACTACGTGCTGGACCTCAAGGGCGTGCCGTCGCACATCCGCGCCATCGCCCAGCGGCTGGCGGGGCCGGGCCCAGGCGTGAGCGACCCCACCCCGGCCCAGTCGACCGTCGCCGGCCTGTACAAGCAGTTCCGCCGTTCGCGGCAGCACGACTTCGCGGAGACCACCTCGGGGTTGTACCCGCAGCTGCGCGCTCGCGCGCGCCAGCTCACCCGCTGCGACGTCGAGGCCCAAGACGTCGTGCAGGAGACCTACCTGCGCGCGCTCGAGCACTGGGACAAGTTCTTCTGCCCCGAGGGCCGCCGCCCCACCGACGTCGCCGGCGCGTGGATGTGGAGAATACTGACCAACGTGTTCTTGAGCGCGCGGCGCGCCGAGCTCGCGCGGCCCGTCGTGTACGGAGTCGACCCCGGTGATGAGTTCGGCGTGCTCGACGTCGGCCACGACCCCGCGCCGATCGACTACATCGCGCGCGGCGTCGAGGGCGCGTTCACCAGCCTGGGGGCGAACGCGCGCGCGGTGGTCGTCCGCGCGGACGTCCTCGAGATGCCGCACGAGGACATCGCCGCCGCGCTCGACGTGCCAGTCGGGACCGTCAAGTCCCGCCTGTCGCGCGCTCGCCGCGCGATGGCCGAGCAGCTCGGCGACTGCCCCGAGTCGCGGTCCCGGACCCGCCGAGACCCACCGCGAGACCCACCGCAACCCCGCAGAACGGAGACTCCGTGACAAGCTCGACCCTGGACAAATGGTCGGCCGCCGAGGCCGCGCTCGAGACCACCCGCTCGCGTCTCTTCCTCCCCGCCGCGAGGTACCTCCTCGAGACCGGCGAGTCCGGCGTCGCGAACGCGGTCCTGCTCCTCCTCCAGGCGTCCGGCCTCTCGCTGACCGAGAAGCAGAGCCTCGACCTGCGCCGCGCCCTCGAGCTCGACGCGCTTGCTCGGGCGTATCGCGAAGCGCTCGCACTGGCACCCGAAACCGCGCAGGCCGCGCGAGATGCGGCGCACCACGTTCTCCGCGCGCGAGATGCCCTCCTCGAGCGAGCGGGCCGCGAGTGAGCAACGACCCGATCCAGAACGTCCGCGTGGTCTCGGAGTCGCGCTCGGGATCCACGAGTGCGACCTACGAGGACAGGACGCCGATCGAGGGCGGTTCTCCTTGTGGCTTCTGCGGCGGTTCGGGACGCGAGGCGGACCTCGATTCTCGCGGTCAGTACACGGGCACTGTGCCGTGCTCGCAGTGCGGCGGTAGTGACTGGGCGATCGCCGCAGCGCTTGCGAGCGGCGTAGTCGTCGATCAGGACCGCCTCGCGCAGGTCGAGCGCGAGGTCCTCGCGCAGGTCGAGCGCGAGGTCCTCGCGCCCATCATCCGCACCTACGATAACCTCGAGAACGTTCGGCGCGACTTCGGGGAGGACTCCACGAACTACCTCCAGGCTCGCACGCTGTTCCCGCCCGACGTCTCGGTCGCCGTGCCCGACGCCGGGGTCAGCGTCCAGGGTCGGCGCGTCACGCGCCGTGCGTCGCCCGCGGGCCTGACTCCCGATGACGTCGTGGTCCCGGCGTCGCTCGCTCGCGCCGTGAACCTCGGCGACCCGATCGCGGTTGACGGGCGTCTCGGGATCGTGAGCGAGGTCCGGCACGACCTCGAGTCGTCGACGATCTCGGTCATGCAGAGCGGATCGATGTACGTGACGATCCGCGACGACGAAACCACGGCGGTCGAGCTCGCGATGCTCGACGAGGGCGGGCGCCTCACCCGCGCGCGCGACGGCGCGGACCTCGAGGTCACGCCCGAGGGCGAGATCCGCGTTGTCTCGCCGGAGCGAACGATGTCCGAGGTCGTCGGTCGGATCGGCGCGATCCTCGACGCCCGACCGCCTGGACCTCGCGCGGGCGAGTGGTTTGCGTCGCCGGATGCCGATACGATCACGGCGGCACGTGTAAATGGGTGGTTCTCGGATCCAGACTTCGAATTCCCGTACGACCTGACGAACGCCGAGCAGGTCCAGCGCCTCTCCATGATCGCGCCCTCCGCCATGACGCTGCTCGAGGACATCCGACAGATGCGCCTCGCGATGGCCGCGGAGACGGGTAACAACCCGAGTCCGGTCCTCGCGCTCTCGCGCGAGGCGGCGATGCGGATCAGGGCGTTCGGGCTCGCGGAGTGCGATGCTTCGGAGCGCGCGTTCGTCGAGCGGCGCATCGCGACCGAGGTCACGCGAGGCGATCTTGCCTGGGGTGAGTCGGTTGTCGCTCGGATCCGTCCGACGATCCGGCACCTCGAGATGCAGCAGCGCGCGGCGCACCTCGTGAGCGCGTTCTCGCTCGGCGCGATCCTGCCCCCGAACGACAACCCCAACTGTCGCTGCGTTCCGCTCCACGTGCACGACGAGATCCTCCTCGCGCACTCCAACGAGTGCGCCGCGGAGGCCGAGCGCCGTCGCGCGGTGAGCGCGGTCGACAACGCGTGGTCGAACCCCGAGCACGAGCGCCGCGCGACGGACTGGTCACCCGCCGCCGCCGAGCTCGTGCGCGGGCTCCGCGCGTGGGCGCGCGAGCACGAGCCCGGGAACGAAGATTACGTCGTTCGCGTAGGACGCTCGCGCAATCGGCTCGACTACCATGCCGGAAGCGCAATCCGACCCCAGGTCGTCTCGCGCGCCAACGCGCGCAGCGTACCCGGACGCCCGAACTCGCGTGACCGCCGGCGCTGGCGCCGGAAGGTCCGCGAGATGATCTCCATCGCGCGCGACCTCGCGACCGAGGGCCGCCGCGGGGATGTTCTCGCGGTCGTCGCCGAGGTCGTGTCGCCGCTCGATCTCGCGATCCGCATGACGGACCTCGCGCGGCTGAACGACCCGTGGGGTCGCGCGTCGCTTCGTCAGGCCGCGAAGGCGGCGAACTTCGGGACGCCCCTGGGCGTCTACCGCATGAACGAGGAGACCGACGCCCGGCTCCGCGAGCGCCTCCGCGCGATGGAACTCAGCCGCTCCGTCACGCAAGCGCTCATCATCGACTCCGAGGACTGGGCCCCGCCCGCGCCGGTCGAGGACCTCACCGCGACCATGGACGCGTTCGCCGATCGCCTCGCCGCCGCGACCCAGATCCCGCGCGCGGTCCTCATGGGCGGACCGATCCAGCCCAAGGAGATCGAGTTGGCGCGCTACTCGGCAGACATCGAGCGCCCGAACGTGCGGCAGATCCCGCGCAGGCTCTCCCCGAGCGAGGTCTCCGCGCGAAACGCAGGCTACGTTGGTCGCGCCCGCGGTGTCGAGACCGTGCAGGGTCTCTATCGAGAGTTCAACACGCCCTCGAATCAGATCCGACCGATCTCCCCGAGCGAGCTCGTCGACCTGCCCGCCGTTCGGACCGAGCGCGCGCGGTTCGAGCAGATGATCGGGCGCGTTCAGCGTCGCGCGTGGCGCTCGGTCGCGCGGCACGACCTCCCCGCGGGCCACGCGTTCGGGTTCCTCGGCGAGTGGGCCAGCGTCCGGCGTGCGCGGCGCCTGAGGACGTTCCGATGACGGTCCGGGGTCGAGTTGTACGCGTGCCAGGTTCGCGCGGCGGTGACTATCTCGTCCGCACAGTCAGCTCTTCGCTGCAATCCGCGCACCCACTTCATCGATCGCGGATGGGCGAGTGCGTCGTCGTGATCCAGTCGCCGGACCACGACATTTTTTGTGCGGAGGGTCGAACGCTAATCAGTGCCGCGCGTCGCAGCGCTGGTAGCTCGGGTAGCAGTAGGTCCACTTGTACTCGAGCTGCGAAGTCGTGTAGTCCGATTGACCTTCCGTCGGGCAGACCTCGTAGCACGGCTTGAACTTCCAGTGTCCATCGCACGCGGGCTCGCAGTCGTACTCGCCCTGCGCGAAGCGCTCGACACACGCGTCGTCCTGCCAGGTATTGAACTCGCACGCGGGACCTGCGTCTTGGATGCTGGTAGCGGGCTCCTCGCAGAGGCACGCGGTGAGGAATAGCACGACGATGATCAGCAGGGTCTTCATGTCAGAGTAGTCATTCACGCGGCGTGCCAGGGTCGTGGGACGTGCCCGTGCGGGTATCGCGGGCGATCGCGAACCTGCGTTCACACTCCGTGCCCGCGAGTTCACGGCTGGTCGTAGTCAACTCGTGCGGCGTTGATGAAGCAGTTCGCCGTGCCGGTCGAGAACCCCACGATGATGAAGTACGTGTTTCCCGCAGCCACGATAGTCGTGAGTCCGGTCACCGAGATCGTCTGTGCGGCGCCTGTGCCGGCGCTCGGCGGGCTGAACGCGCTATCCGTGCCTGCGCTTGGGCGCAGGAGGCATGTCAGCTTCGTCGGGCCCGTCGCGCTGTCCGTCACATCGGCGTGTATCGCGAGAATGCGCGCGCCGACGGGCAGTCCGTGGATCGGAATCCAGGCGAAGTTCGGCGACGTCAGCGTGATCGCGATAGGTCCCAGCGTGCTCTGCCCGGGTGCCTGGATCGGCACCTCCATGGTTCGCGACCCGTGCTTGTACAGGCCCGTGCCGCTGACCGTGATGTGCTGATTCGGAGAGGCGACGAGCCCGCTCGCGAACGTGATCAGGTCGCTGAACGTGATCAGCCCGTCCCAGACGTTGGCGTTGAGCCACGTGAGCCACTGGCCGATGTTGTTCAGCAAATACCCGAAATTCTGAGCTCCGGGCTTCTCCCCTGGCCGCCATCCGTCCTGCGTCAGCCCGGAGGTCGGCGCGACTTTCGTCGGCGTCCCAACGGCCGGGCCGCCGGCGTAGTTGGCGTTCGTGGCGAACGTGATCGCGGTAGATGGTCTGGGCATGAGAATCCTTCAGGGCAAGTCGCGGACGTCCGAGAGCTGTCCGCCGGTGCCTGGTGCTGTGGTGTCGTCGAAACCTAGACCATCGCCGCCGTCAAACGCGAACATTCCAGCGCCCGTGGTCGGCGCCGACTGGACCACGACGCGCACGCCGTTCGGCGCGCCCGCGGTCAGAAAGCTTACGAGCGCGGCCTCGACGTCGCCGCCGAGCGCGACGCCGTCGACCCGAACAAAGATCGCCGCGAGCGGGGACTTCTCGACGTAGATATTCGCGGCCGAGTCGTTGACGATCAGCCGCGCGATTCGCAGGAGCTCCTCGCGCTTACCCGTCGACCTGTTGGTCGCAATGCGCGCGCGCACGTACCTGCGGTACGTGTCGTCGGGGAGGCCGCCGCGGTCCTGCCCGACGATCTTCCCGAGGACGTCGAGCTGCGCGCCCACGGCTGTGTCGACTGTGCGCTTCGTCAGCAGGTCGATCATCGTGTTCTCGACGATTTGCATGGGCGCGACGAGGATCGACAGCAGGGTCTCGAGGCGGTTGCCGGGCGGGATGGCCATCAGGCGCTCCTGAATTGCCAGACCACGAGGCTTCGGATCTCGGCGGAGAAGTCGGCCGCGGTCGGGGCCACCACCTGCGCGGTGGGCGGTACGAGCAACCCATTACCGGCGATCGGCATCTGGTAGTACGCCGAGCTCGACCAGATGTTACCCGCGCTATCCACGACGTCGACCACGAGGCCGACGGCCAGGTTGCTCGACGACTGCGCGCCGGGCCAGCCCTGGGCGCGCGCGATGCTGAGCGTGGTGCTCGTCGAGGTGCTCGCCTGGCTGGACTTCGCCACGTAGTTCTGGAAGAACGTGCCGCGTCGATAGGCGAGCTCGGACGTCCCGTCCTGAAAGACCACGGACACGAGCAGCGAGCGCAGCGCAGCAATCCCGTCCGTGTCCGACACCAAGAGGGAGATCGCCGTGCGCGACGCGTCGAAATACGACAGAGGCATCCCACCCGGAGACCCCGGCGGAACGTCCGGGGTCGGCGAGAGGAACGCGATCACAGGGATCGCCGGCGCCAGCGCGTTCGCTGCGTCCGGGTAGTCTGGGCCCCAGAAACGCGTCACGGCGTCAGATCTCCGGGCGTCGACGTCGTGCGCCCGCTCGAGCTGGTGACCACAGTCCAGCGCGTCTTGAGCGCGTCGAGCGACTTGAAGATCAGCGTGCCCGTGTCGAAGCCGAGCACCCTGCCGACCAGCCCGCTGATCATGCCGCGCATGAGGTCGCCGTACGTCAGCGTGCCCTCGGCGACGGCCGCCCAGACGCCGGCCGCCGTCAGCGGCGCCGCTTCCGTGTCGATCGCGAACTCGAGCGGCTGGTATCCTGACTTGATGATCTTGAGCCGAAACCCGTTGGCGACGACGTCGCCGACCACGGGCGTGTAGTAGTAGCTACCGCCGCCGTTGCCGGAGCCGCCGACCTCGGTGATCGTGCCCGTCGCCGTGGTGAATGCTGCGCCCGCGCGCGAGACCTGCACCTCGCTGCCGCTCGGGGTGGACGTCGGGCCGGCCACGAGCTGGCCCGCGTTGTTGATCATCGTGAAGCAGACGATCTCAGGGACGCCGATGATCATGTGATGCTCCAGCGGAATTCCGGGATCGCCTGCTGGCGAACGGTGTGGGTCCCGGTCCCCGCGTCGGTGAGGTTGATCTTCGTCGGCGTGAACGCCGTGGCGTTTGCCCACGACGTCGCGAGTTGGATGTTGTCGTCGTCGAAGTAGATCACGTAGTAGTCCGTGTCGAGGGACAGCCCCGCCGGCAGCGTGGTCGTGGAGTATACTCGCACGACGTCGCCCGTGGAGAACCCGTGTGCGGTGACGGTCAAGGTCTCGTTGGTGGTGAAGTCGACGGCCGACACCACGACGTCCTTGGTGGTGTAGTTGTTGCCCGCGAAGTCGCCGTTTCGCGCGTGCTTCATGAGCGCGCAGCACGCGGCATCGTCGGTGTTCTTGAGCTGACGATACGATCCGCTGCCGCCGGTCTTCATGCCCGAGACCTGGAAGCTCGCATGCGCCACCGTCTCGGTGATCGTCACGTTGCCGCCCGCGCCGATCCAGTTGTTCGTGAGCGTGATGGCGCCGTGGTGGATCGTGTGCGTCGTGGCGCCGCCCGATCCCGTGTTCGTCAGGTTGATGCGCGTGCCAGCCAGCGCGTTCGCGAGCGACGTCGCGAACGCCACCTTGCCCGAGGACACCGCGATGATCCAGTAGTCGGTGCCCGTCGAGAGTCCAGCGGGGAGCGTCCCGTCGGACGACAGGCGAACCTGGTCGCCCGTGATGAGACCGTGACCAGGAAACGCGAACGTCTCGCCCGTAATCGCGGGCGGCGTGAACGCGCTGATGTCGACCGACGCGATCGGGACCGCGATGTCCGCGTAGTTCGACGTCACCGCGATCCCCGGGTGGTTCGCGAGGATCGCGGTGCGCACGATCGCGGCGACGTCCGCGCTCGTGGTCGCGCCCGACACGTCAACGAGAACGTGTCCGGCGGTGACGCCGTTCGGCGTCACGTCGAACTCGTAGACCTTCGCGGGGTTGACGCCGTCGCCGATCGTGAAGGTCTCGCCGTCGACGAGGTCGGCCTTCGCCGCGCACACGATCCGCCCGGTGGCCTTCGCGCCGTCCATGAGCGCCCGCGCGGCGCCGTTGTCGGGGTCGAGCTTGATGGCGGATTCAAGCGCGGCCTGCATCGACCACAGCACCGTCTTGTCTACGATCGGTCCGGCCGCGCTCGGCGATCCCGCGCCGCGGCCGTACGTGTACACGCTCGCGCCGTTCGTGTGGTTGCGGATCTCGACGAGGGCCGTGGGGTAGAGCGCGGCGCAGCGCACGAACAGCCCGCCCGCGTCCGAGCTCGACTGCGCGGTGCGCGTGATCAGGATGTGGGTCGTGGTCGTCGCGCCCGAGGAGAACTGCGCGCCGTAGTCGATCGCCGTGACGTCGGTGCGCGCGTTGAGGAGCGTGAGGAGACCGGCGATCGTGTTGAACTGGTTCCCGGTCGGCCCCGACGCCTTGTACGTGTACGTGGTCCCGCTGGCGGCCTGCAGGAACATGTTATCGCCGTCGACGAGGTTGTATCCGAATGACACGAGCACCTGCTCGCGCCCGCCGCTCGGCCGCGCGCGCCCGCGCTTCCCGAGGAGCGGAGGATCGACGATCGTAGAGCTGTTGAGCCCGATCCCGATATCGCGGCACGCCACCGAGATCCCCAGCGCGTGCGGCGCCGTGACCGTGTTGTCGTAGAGCACCGGGAAGCTCGTTCCCGAGTTGATGATGATGTTCGCGGTCGACGCGTTGGACGCCACCCAGCGGTTGCCGTAGACGCGCGGCGAAACATCCCCCGTCAGGTCGATGCGCCCGGGGCTCAGGGTGTTTCCGCGGATGTCCGGGCCGACGCACCCGGTGCTCGTGATCGCGATCGAGGTGACGTTATCGAACGTGTTGTCCGAGACAACGAGTTGACCGCCGGTGTGTGCGGTCGCGAGGTTCGTCGTGGCCGCGCCGTACTTGCCGGGGAACACGCGCCACGTGCCCGCCGAGACGTTGCCACCCGTGCCGCCCGCGTTCGTGTACGTGAACGAGTTTTTCGTCGGGACGGTCTCGATCTGGACGCCCGTGATGTCGTTGGAGCTCGCGCTGTTCACGAGCTCGAGCGAGCGCCCGATCATCTGCGGCGAGAACGCGAGGTTTCCGGTGTTGTCGGTGAGCGTCATCCGGCTCGTGAGGAGCGTGTGCGTCCCCGTCCCGGTGCTCGTGATGTCGATGATGTTCGTGCCAGCGATCGCGTGCGCCTGCGTGTCCGAGAGCTTGAACGTGTTGTCGTCGATGCGGATGATGTAGTAGTTGGTCGAGGTCGCCATGCCACCCGGCAGCGTGCCGGTCGACGACGCCTGCCAGGGACCATCGCCCGTCGACAGGTTGTGCGACGAGGACGTCAGCACATCTGACGTCGCCGCGGTGAACGTGTGACCCTTCGCGAGCGTGCCGCCGGTGTTGTGGTAGGCGCGCTGTCCAACGTGATACGTCTTGATGCCGTTCAGGACGATCTTGTCGAGCGTCGTCGCTGCTGGATCGCACGTGAACTTGTTACCCGTGATCGTGACGTCCTCGCACGGCTGCGTGATCCCGATGACATAGCGTCCGGCCTGGATCGCGATGTTCGCCGAGATGCCGCGACCGTCGACGACGCCGAACGCGATCCGCGAGTAGTGGAACTTGTTGTCCGCGATCGTGACGTTGCGCGCGCCGAGCACACTCACCGCCGACGCGTCGTTCCATCCGAGCCGTCCCGTTCCGCAGTCGCGAACGCGGTTGTTCGTGAACGAGATCCCGGTGTGCTCCTGCGAGTCGTCGGCGCCGAACACGGTCGCCGCACCGCACTCGATGAACTCGTTGTCGTCGATCGAGATATCGCTGATCGGCAACGACGAGCCAGAGATCTTGACGCCCGTGGTGCGGATGTTCTTGAACGTGCACCGCGTGATCTTGTAGTTCGAGCGTCCGGCGAAGATGTAGATCCCGTGGGAGCTGCCGTTCGTGTTGTTGCGGTCGTGGGAGTCGATCGTCCACTGCCCGGAGAACGCCTCGGTGACGCCCGACGCGTTCGCGAACGTGACGTGAGTCGAGTCGACGAACGACGCGATCGTGAACAGCCCCGCGTTGCCCGCGCTCGTCGGGTTGATCGTTCGTAGGTTCTTCCCGACGTCATTCGAGGTGAAGCTCGGCGCCGACGCGGCGAACGTGACCGTGCCGCCCGAGAACACGAAGCCCGTGGCGCCCGCGCCGATCCCGACCTTCTCCCCGCGCGGCACGTACCACGTTCCTGTGAACGCCTCGGCCACCGCACTCGGATTCGCGTAGGTGATCGATCCACGCGAGAACTGCGATCGCAGCGTAACAGCGGTGATCTGGAAAATGCCGTTGTTCGCGCCCGTCGTCGCGCCCGAGATCAGGACGTAGCAGCCGACGAGGTTCGGCCGAATCTGATCGCTGAAGTCGCGGAGCACGCCGCTCGTCGTGCCCGATCCCGTGACCGCGATCGCGTCGCCGATTCCGATCGCGTCGTTGTTGTCCGGGCGCTCGATGGTGTGACCGTCGATGACGACGTCATTTCCGGCGATGATGCTCTGGCGCGTGAAGAGGGAGTGACCGCCGATGATCCGCGTGATGCGGTCGTCGTCGTCGATCGCCCATGCGAACAACGTGGACCCTGCATCATTCTGCGCGTCGGCGTTCGCGTAAGTGACCGTCGTGGTGCTCGGAACGGATAGGATCTGGAACTTGCCATCGTTGCGAGGATCCGGCGATCCCGTGATCGTGATCCAGCGCTCGAAGTGCCCGGGCACGAACAACGCCGACGAGTTCGTGAGCGTAACGACGCCCGCCGTCACCGACAGCGATCCACCGACTCCAGTGGTCTGGATCGCGGCGTCCTGCGTGATCAGCGCGCCGCCGCCGATCTGGTTGCAGTTGCGCACCGTGAGCCCGACGGTGTGTCGCGCGTAGATCCCGTCGCCCGTGTTCGACAGCGCCGTCGTGTCGAGGTCTCCGACGAACGTGATGTTCTCGAACTCGACGTCCGAGTTGCTCGTGAGCAGGAATGCCGAGCGGCAGATCTGATCGGAGTTGCCCACGCGGTCCGACAGCGTGTGCGTTCCGGTGCCGTTCGACGAGAGCGTGATTGCCGTGCCGGCCAGCGCGTTCGCTTTGGACGACGCGAGCGAGTAGGTGTCCGCGTCGATCCGGATCGGCCAGTAGTCGGTCGCCGTGGCGAGCCCCGTGGGCAGCGTCCCGGACGTCGTCGCGCGGTATGGCCCGTCGCCGGTGTAGTAGCGATGATCGATCGCGGTCAGGATGTTGCCAGACGAGCGCGTGAACGTCCGCGCGGTCGACGCGTTCAGGTCAGCGGACGGGTGCTTGATCGTGACCCTGCCGAGCCCGAGAAGCTTGACTCCGCGCAGGTCGGCGAGCGTGATGTATTTCGCGAGCTGGTAGTTCCCCTCGCGGATCACGACGGTCTTCACGCCGCTCGCCACCGCGGCCGCAATCGCGGTCACCAGCGAAGTCTGCTGAACGTCGACGGATGCCGTGGACGTGAACCCGTACGCGGCCGCGTCAGTCACGAGTCCGGGCGCCGCGATTTGCAGGAGGTTGGTGATCGACATCAGGGTGCCGCTGGCGTGCTGTGTACGTGAATGCGGGTGGAGTCGAACGACGCGAGCTGGCGCGCCGCGATGAGAATCGGGTTGCCGAGGTACCGCCAGTGCGCGGTACCGTCGACGATGTCTGTTCCGGTGCCCGTGGGACCGCCGGATCCCGCGCTCGTGCCGGTGGTGATGCACACGTAGGTGCGCGCATCGTTGGTCACCACGCTGGGCGCGCCGACCGTCGCGACGTAGCCGGTCGTCGACGCCCAGGCCGCAGGCGTCCCGATGACGTCGGTGTACACGAGGACCTGCGGGACGGCAGTGACACCACTGACCTTGAACGCCTGCGCGCCAACGGCCGACGGGGTCACGTTCTGTCCGGGGATGAACTGCTGACCCCACAGCGCGATCGCGGTCGCGACCTGCGTGTCGCCGTCGGTCGGGTACGTTGCGTCGTACTCGAGCGTCACGTCAGCGTACACATTGATGCTGGTCGGACGCGTGTAGTAGATCGTCTCGACGTTGCCCTCGCTGTCCGTGTGGGACCCGAAGGTGCCGCTCGAGGAGTACGTCGCGATCCCGTCGGGCTGGTTGTCCGCGATCGTGTCGACGATGGACTGCGCGTCACCGCCGAGAACGAGTGCCTCGAACGAGTGCGGGGGCAGGCCGTCGCCGTTCGTGACGTCGGTGCGGTTCGTGAAGACCTCGACCGAGGTCACGTTGGCCAGCTTTTGCAGCGCCGCGCGCAGGGCGTCGCGCGTGGTCGCGCCCGAGCCCGCGAGCTCGATCTTGCGGATGAGGCGCAGCTCCTCGTCGGTCGACTCGTCGGACCCGACGATCGCGTCGGTGATGTTGCGCGCCGAGGACCACCCTGCCACGGGGGTCTGGATCGCCGTCAAGTCGTTGGCCGTGCCCTGGACGGGGCCGGTGACCTCGCAGTCCGCGAACACGTCGACGGCGGCCAGGCCCTCGCCGAGGTATGCCCAGTGCGCGGTCCCGTCGGTGATGTCCGCCGCCGTGGTGATCGGTCCGCCTGAACCAGCGCTCGTGCCAGTCGCGATGCACTGGTAGCAGCGGCTTGAGTTGCTGACGCGCGCGTCGATCGCGTACAGCGTCGTCGGCGCCCACGCGGTGAGGAGCGCGGTGGTCTTCGTGTCGCGCGTGTCCCAGAGCGACAGGCTCGACGCCGACTGCACGATGCTGCCCGCGTTGACGGTCGTGCCGTCGTCGCCGCAGAGCGTGAGCGTGGCGTACGACTTCGTCGCGGGCTGGCGGAACGTGCCGGTCAGCACCGCGAGCGCGTCGAGCGCGGCCTTGGTCGCCTTGTCTGGATCCTGCGAAGAGTTCACTTGCTCGAGTCGCTCCCACAGCAGCCCGAGCGCGTTCGACAGCATCCCGATGATGTGGCCGAGCAGCGTCTTGTCACCGAGCGGTAGCGCGGCGTAGAACGCCTCGCGCAGGTCCGCCTCGAAATCGGCGCGGATGTCGGCGATGGCCGGGATCACCAGGCCGGTATCGGTCAGCCCCGTTTCGTTAGCCACCGGGCACCTCGAGGGTCACGACGGGCGTATCGCCGAACGCGCACTGCGCCTGCCACGTGACGGTCATCGCGCGGCCGACGATGTCGACGTCGAGCTTGAGGATCGTCACCACGCCGGGTGCGTCGAGGATCGCGGCGCCGAACGCCGCGCGCGCGCGGTCCTTGACTCCGGCGCGCTTCGAGGCGTCGCCGATGAGCTCCTCGAAGTACGGGACGCCGATGTCCTCGTTCATGAACCACTCGGCGCGGAACAGGAGCAGCCGGAATCGCACGGCCTGGACGACCGCGTCGACGCCCGCGACAAAGCGCAGACCATCGGCGTCCAGCCAGATGTCGCCGTCTGGAGCCAGGAGAACGTCTTGAGGATCCGTCTCGAGGAGTGCCACGATAGTGGCACGAGTCTTGCATGGATCCCGGGGCTATTCTAGCTTCGTCTTGCTCGAAAGATATGTAGAGGCTGGGGTCTGGAAGTTGCTGATCGCGGTGGAAAAGGCAGCGATTGCGGCCTGTTGCGGGGCTGTCATCGCGGCGATCGCGGTGGCAATCGCGCCTGGTGTCGTGGTCAGGGTGGCCCAGGCCACGCTGAGGAGCGAGAGCATCGTGTCCTCTGCGCTGCGGTAGGTGGAGCCGAGCACCGCAGCCTCGGCGGCCAAGCTCGAGCCGAGTTTGATCGTCGTGCCGCCCGACGCGTGGATCACGACTGCGTTCGTCGGCGCGTCGGTGGGTGGCGACGCCGGCGTGTGCAGGCCGACGAACGCGATCGCGTCGGCCAGGTCGTGTCGGCGGTCGTCACCAGGGTCGACGGACGTCCCGCCCTTGGCTACCCAGCGCGCGAGCGAGCTTGCCGAGAACCGGACCTCGCACGTGTCGCCGGTGGCGACGGGCCACGTGATGCGGCCGCGCGCGGGCCCGCAGAACTCGACCGGGCAGTTGTGGATTGGCGGCAGGTCCTCCGAGACGTACGTGACGCCGTCCTCGGCGATGTACCTGCGTCGGACCGATGTCTGCACGGTCGCCATCTGCTTCGCGTCGTCATACGCGACGATCGTGCCGGGCAGCATGGTGTAGACGCCGTCGAGGATGACGTCGCGGTAGGCCTCGAGGAGCGCCTCCAGGGAGGGGTCGCGCGCCTCGTCGGGCGGCGTTGGATCGTTCGCGTTGCTCACTTCTTCCCCCGACCCTTCTTCGGCGGCGGCGAGCCGAGCGGCGTCGCCTTGATGCTCGTCTTCCACTCGGCGCCGTGCGTGTCGCCCGTGTGGGTGACGTCGTTGACGCGGAAGAACCCGCCGTCGTACGCGCGGCTGTGGACCTGGATCGTGTCGCCGGGCGCGATCTCGGGGAACAGCAGGACGTCGATCGAGAGCTCCGACGTGCCGCCGGGCTTGCTCGGTACGGAGCCCTCCGGCGAGCCGATCATGCCCGCGTCGACGTCAATCAGCCACGCACTCTTGGCGTTCGGCAGCCCGCTCTTGAGGATCTGGAGTCGACCATCCTGGATCGACCACGAGTACCCGAGCGGCGTCAGCACGCGCGTCAGGAGGTCGCGCACGAGCCCGGTCGCCGGGTACGTCCCCGTCGCGGTGAGCGCCTGGTTGAGCTCCTCGACCGCCGCGAACTCCGATGGCAGCTTGAGGTCCATCGCGTTCGCGAGATCGCCGAGGATCTGCTTCGCGGTGGTTGGCGGCGAGTACGAGCGGTTGAGTCGCGCGTGCGCGTACGCGCGCCCGCCGTCGGCGACCTGGATCTTCGTCTCCCAGTTCGGCGTCTTGAGGTTCGACCTAGCGAACGACAGCGACCCGGCGAACAGCGGGTGGAGGACGCCGTTGTGCCCGGCCAGCAGCTGCACGTACACAGGCTTCCGCTCGAGCCTGCCGCGCGAGTCCTTCGACATGTTCGTGATCGTGCAGGTCGCCGCGTTGGGCTCCTTGCCGAGCGACTTCTTGATCTCGAACTGCACGCGCAGGTCCGTCACGATCAGCGCGTTGCCGGTCGTTGAGAAGTACTTGTTGTCCGTCGGCGACTGCGAGACCAGCGAGAGCTGTACCTCGCGGTTGATGAGCCCGGACGCGTCGAGCTTGTCCGGCACTAGTCGGCCTCGGAGACGGAGCCGAGCATCTCGCTCGCGATCTCCGCGCGGGTGAAGTAGAGGACGTTCACGCTCGCGCCGAGGTCATCGAACCCTGGGTCGGCGTGCACGGTCGCGTTCGATCGCGCGACGAACACGCCGCCGAGGAGGAGCGGGTGATTCGAGCGACACGCCAGGTACGCGCCGAGGACGACCTTGACGCCCTCGACAATCGGTGTCTCGTCGTACTCGAGCAGATCGAAGTACCAGGCCGCGTCGCGCGTGTTCCATCGCGCGCGAAACACGTACTGGTCGCCGTCGATGACGGTGACGAACCTGTAGCGGCCGACCGACGGGCGGAATGGGATGAGGAGCGCCATCTACTTCGTGGTCCAGCGATTCGTGGTCGGGTCGCGCGTGAGCCCAAACATCGAGGGTTCGACGGTCTCGCCCGGGTGCACCTGCTTGTAGTTGTTCATCGCCTCCGCGCGGTCCTGCACGCTGCCGATCCTCGAGACGTCGTTGCTGGCGCGCGCGAGCGCGCGGTTCGTCATCAGTCGTTGGTCGCGGTCGAGGTCCAGCGCGAACGCGTTGAGCTCGGCGGTGCTCAGCTCCTTGCCGTTGGCGTGCAGGAGGAGCGACGGCTTGTCCTTGCGGCTCTGGACCGTCACGACCTCTTGCCCCGTAATGACGCCCGCGGGGACGGTCTGCGGTGACGTGCCGGGCGGGTTGCCCTTGCGCCAGAGCACGCGGCTGCCCGCGATGAGCTTGTCCAGTGACAGGCCGTAGTTGCCCTCGCCGCCGAGATTCGGGACCGCGACGGTGACGCGCTTATTCTTGACGATCCGAACTTCCTTGAAGTGCGCCGTGAAGATCAGGGCGCCGTAACCTTTCGCCTCCTGCGGGATCGTCAGGGTCTCGAGGGCCATGTTCTCGTACTTGCGCAGCGCCGTGACGACCGTGACCGTCGAGCGCGCGAGCCAGATCTGTTCCAGCCTGCGGTAGGCGTCGATCGCGGGTGGGGGCGTGCCTCCAGTGGCCGCGAGCGTACGCGACGGATCGGTCTTGATCGCACCGATCGGCGTGTTGCTCACGATCGCGCTGGTCAGCGTGAGCTCGCGCGGCTTGTTGCGGATGTTGTCGGAGATGTCCGCACCGTCCTCGACCGGGTGCTCGGTGATCTCGGACGTGAGCGTGTGCTCCTCGGTCTCGACCGCATCGATCGGGTATCCGTCAATCACGACAAACGACATTACCGCTTGCCTCCGGTGAGGTTCGTGTACGCCTGGCGCACCACGTCCTTATGAGACTCGGTGACGGCGTCGCGCACGATCCCCTGCAGCTCCTCGGGTGACAGCTTCGAGCCGTCGATCTTCACGTTCGTGTCCCCGAACGTGTTGGTCTGGTTGATCGCGGCGTTCGCTTCGTTGAGCTGCGCCTCGAACGTTCGGGACGCGACCGCACCGGGTGCCTGGTCCGCGACGTACTTGATGGCGCCGCCGATCGACTGCGCGCCCGAGATGATCTTGCCGATCACGGGCGTGTCCTTGATCTCCTGCCACGCCTCTTTGGCGCCGGCGACGACGTCGGCCCACATGTCGCGAAACTTCTGCTTGATCGCCTCGGTGGTGTCGTCGATCCACTTCTGCGCGCGCTGCGGCAGACCCTGGAGCCACGCGACCGCGTCCTTACCGCCCTGCACGAGGGCGTGCCACATGTCCGTGAACGTGACCTTCTTGCCCGTGATGTACTCGAGCAGCTTTCGGAACGCGAGCACGACGAGCGCGATCGCGGCCACCACCAGCACGAGAGGCAGCGTCGCCAGCACCCACGCGATGCCGCTGGCGATCGCGGCCTCGATGCTGGCTGCCTTGAAGAGCCCGAGCGCGACGATCAGCGCGAAGATGATCTCCTCGTGGTCTTGAAAGAGCCCGATCACGAATTTGAGAACGCTGCCGATGACGTGGAACGCCGCGGCGAGTCCCTCGAGTACGGCCTGCAGCGTCGACGCGATCGCTTCGCGGTTCTCCGAGACCCACTTGCCGAGGCCCTCGGCCATCTCGGTGAGTGCGGGCAACACCGCCGACACCGCGGTGTTGCGCACGCCAACGAGCGTCGCGTGCAGTCGCTTCTGCGCGGCTTCGAAATCATCAGCCGCTTGCAGCGCGTCACCGCCCATGACGAAGCCCATCTTCTCGGCCTCGTTGCGCAGGTCGACGATGCCTTCCTTGCCCTTGTTGAGCAGGAGCAACATCTTCGGACCGGCCTGGCGCCCGAAGAGCTCGATCGCGAGTGCGGTCTTGTTGACCTGCGGGCCCGCCTTCGCGAACGCGTCGGCGAGGACCTCGAGGTTCTGGTCGAGCGATTCGCCCTTGAGGTCCTGCATGTGGACGCCGAGCTTTTGCAGCGCGTCCGCGGTCGGGCCCGTGCCCTTGGTCTTGACGTCCTCGAGCCCCTTCGACAGGCGAAACAGCGCCCCGCGCAGGGTCTCGACGGGGACGTCTGACGCGATCGCGGCGTAGCCGAGCTCCTGCACGGCCTCAGCGGACACGCCGATCTGCTCGCCGAGGTTCTTCGCCTCCTGCGCGGCCTCGACTGTCGAGCTGACGAGCTCGCCGACCTTCTTCAGGCCCTCGTACCCGAGATATGCCTCCATCGCGTGGTGGAGGGACTCGACGAGCTCGTGACCCTTGTCCCACTGCGCCTGGTCGGGGACGAGGCCCAGCTTCGCGATCAGCTCGGCGACGATCACTCGAAGCCTCCATTCTCGCGCTCGCGACGCTTCGCGCGCGCGCGGGCGTGAGCGTCTGCGACGCGGTCGATCAGCAGGTTCTCGAGGTCAACGTCGTCCAGGCTCATCTCGCGCACCTTCTCGTAGGGCCAGCCGCGCTCGAGGCAGAGCCTCCACCCTCGCCAGTAGCGCTGGTGGTCGGGGTCCAGGTCGGTCAGCTCGACGCGGTCGCTGTCACTGCCGGCGTCTTCTCGCGCCGGACGCTTCCGGGAAAAAAACGGCCGAACGTCACCCTCCCGGCGAAGAAGATGATCTGGAAGTAGAGGTGCGGACGCGCCTCGAACAGGATCGCGCGATCCTCCTTCTTGACGAGCGAGAGCTGGATCTTCTCGGTGGGCGCGCCTGGGTCCGGCATCACGACTGATGTGCCCGCGCAGATCGGGCCGACCAGGCGCTTGAGCTTGCCACCGCCGATCTGCGACGCGAGCGCGGGGAGGATCGGCGCGAGCTTCGCGATGTCGCTCGTGTCGCCGCTGAGGTTGATGTCGCCGCTCGAGAGGAGCGGCGCGACTGCGCCGGCCGCGTTCGCGATGATCCCCATGACCTCGGGGAGGAGGTCCTCGGCGGCCTCGTACGAGAGCTGCTCCGAGGTGCACACGACTTCGCCGTCGTCGAACTCGGTCGTCTCGGTCTTGCGCTTGTAGCTGGACATCAGTCACCACCCGTGCCGACGTTGATGTCGGCGTCGGGGATCATGAAGACCCACTGCCGGCCCGTCAGGTTCTTGCCGAACTCGATCTTCGCGGTCTTCTTGATGAACGCGTCTTTGCCGGACACGAGCGTCGTGCCGTTGAGGTCGCTGATCGAGATCGGGCCCGTGGGGAGGGAGTTCAGCTTCGAGTTCGGGACCTGCTTGCTGAGCTTCTCGTTCGTCGGCGATCCCTGGATGATCGTGACGGTGACCGTCGCCATCCGGTTCGCGTTGAGCACGAGCGACACGTCGCCCTGGCTGCCGACGTGCGGGGTCACCGCGTCCTCGGCGTACTCGATCTCGATGAACGTCCCGTCCATGTAGCCGAGGAACGGAATGTTGTTCCAGCCGCCGTTGATCTTCTTGGGGTTGTACTTCTTGAGCACGTTGTCTCCTCGACCCTTAGAAGGTCACGGTGGCGATGAAGTCGATGCTCTGCACTGCGCCCTGTAGCCGGCCGTGGATCGTGCCGTTGGGCAGCTTGCGGAGAGCGCGCGTGCTCGACGAGATCGCGGACACCTTTGGGAAGGTGATCGACGGCGGCAGGTTCGTCGGGTCGTTCGGGTCGCCCGGGTCGAGCACCTCGTGCGCGTCCGATGTCGCGTCCGCGAGCACGCCGCGGACCGCGCCGGCGATGAGGTCGATGTCCTCGTCGGTGTACGCGACCTTCGAGAGCGACACGAGCACGCCGAACGCCGCGCTCTGCACGGAGTCCTGCAGCCAGTCGAGCGCGACGGTGATGTCGAGGTAGCCGTATACCGTCGAGAAGACCTTGCCGTCCCAGGTGATGCTGCGACCCTTCTCGGTCGTGTACGTGCCCGCGCGGCGGAGGCGGAGGTTCGCGCGCTGGGTCGCCGTGATCGAGACCGGCGTGACGCCGACGAGCGTCTTGAACGCCTCGGTCCACTTGCCGGGCGCGAGCGGCAGGATCACGCCCGCGCTCGCCGCGGCGAACGCCTGCACCGGCGACGGGTGGTACTTGCCGGCCGTGCGCTTGTACCCGAGCGACGCGAGCGCGTCGAGCGTGTCCAGGTTGCCCAGGCCGGTATTGAGCGCGTCGGTGTCGACGACGCACGCGAAGTAGATGCGCGAGTTCGCCTCGATCCACGCGCTCTCCGCGAGGACCTTGGCCTTGCTGTTGTACAGCGTGAGCAGGCAGTACCAGTCCGGGTCGGCCTGGGCGATCGCTGCGAGGTCCGCCGCGACGCCGGGATCTGCGTGGCTCTCCTTGTTCGAGAGCATGCTCGCGCTGCCGACCGCGAGCGAGAACCACCCACCCGCCGCGCTGGCCGTGACGAGGAACGGCAGGATCGGCGAGAGCGCACCAGCCGTCGGCGTGGCCGTCTGCGTGCCGGTACCGTTGGTCGTGATGTCGACGGTGGTGCCCGCGAGCGCGAGCGCCAGGCTGGTGGCGACCTTGAAGTTGTCGGCGTCGACCTTGACCACGTAGTAGTCGGTCAGCGCGACGATGCCAGCGGGGAGCCCACCACCGCTGTTCGTGAACTGGATCGGCCCGTCGCCGGTGTTCCAGCCGTGCGCGGTGTGGTTGAGCTTGTCCGTCGTCGCGTCCGCCGTAACCACGATCCCGGTCAGCACCGCTAGCGGCGCGAACGTCGCCGTGTAGTTCTTGCCCACGACCGCGTTGAGCGCGGTCACGAGCCCGTTGTGGATCTCCTGGGTCGTCGCGCTCGCATCGCTGGTGTACGTCGCAAGCGTCGACGTGACGCCGGGACCGTCCACCTGGATCGTGTACGCCGCGGAGTTCGCGACGGTGATCGCGCCGATCGTGTACTGCTGCGTCGGCTTGTTGGCGCCGCGGCCGATCTTGAACGTCGTCGGGTGCGGGGACTGGGCGAACACGGCGTTCGCGATCACGGCCTCGGGCGTGCCCGCGGCGAAGTCGGCGAGCACGTCCGCGTACTGGCCATACGTGCGCGTGAGCTCGGGCCACGTCGCGTTGTACGAGACATAGAGAGGCGTGCCGAACCCCTGCTGCGCGATCCCGGCGTTGTTGACCTGGATCGTGAAGGTGACGAATTCATTCACGGACATCGGTTAGCTCCTGGGGTGGTACGGATCATGCCGGCCCGTGCCTGAGTGGGGTCAGACTAACATGGCACGAGCCTTGCAAGCACTAAGAGAGGAAGGTTAGGGCTGAGAGATACCCGTGCTCGACGGTGACCGAGCTCGTGCCGCTATCGTTGGACACGAACAGTTCTAGGTAATCTCCCGGATTCATTAGGATTTCGCACGACAGTGCGATCGCCTGCACATCGCTCGCGTTGCCGAGCTTGGTGCGGACGATCGACGGAGTGACGGGCGTGCCGTTCTGCGCGATCGCCAGTCGGACGACCTGGTTCGCGCCCGCTGAATACACACTGCCCGTGAAGATGGCGCGCGCGTGCCCGGCGACGCGTCCCGTGTACTGGAGTCGGCCCGAGCTCGGCT